CTGTCATGGGCAAACAAATGGTCGGACAAAGCTCTGTTTAGCCACGATCAGTTGATGAAACTGACACCGGAGGCTTATGAGATGGTCGTGCCAGAGCATTGGAAGAAGTTCGACAAGGTGTGTGACAAGCAGCTCAAACAAGCATCAAAGATCAAGACTGACATGAGATCAGTTGTGCTTGAGCGCATCACATCTGCGTGGTCTACGGACGCCTGCGAAAATACCGAGGCTAAGTTTGCATTGCAGCACGGTTGGTGCTCGAACGAACAAGAATGGGTTGACTTCCTCACCGGATTGCAAGCCATCTCTATTGAATCGGATGACGCAGAAATTCGTAAGATCACTCCCGCGGTTATGCGGGGACCGGTTTTCTAACGTTTTGTGGCGGGTCGGTCCGGGACGCCATTTTGGCGTGGTCAGTGTGAGCCCGGTTCCGCACGGATGCCTTTCATCCGGGCGTTATAACAATTGGGGAGCCAAGCACCCCCGTGCTTGGTGAGAGGAGGCGCCGACCATGTATTAGGGCATTTCTCAGTCTGCCTCGGAGACATGGTGACATCAGACACAACGCTTTAATCGCATAGGCAAGATGTGATGGCAACAGGTCTGACGGTGAATAAGTAGCACGTACCCTTGCTTCCTCCGGAGTTTACTTCAGGACCCATGATGAACTCGTGAATGTGGGTTGAGAGCCAAGATCCGCCATTTCTCCGATGGCTGCGGTGTGGCCAAGCCACGTACTGGGCGTAGCCGCGTCCAGCAGTGGCCCCGATCCTCCCTTAGGGTGTATCCTGTGTTGATTCGGTTGATATCGTCCACGCACTGGTGGTAATACCACGCACAGGTGAATTGGTTGTAGCGTGATAGACTGTAAGACGCTGCAGTTGATTAGGAGGCTGGGATGGTTACGGTACGGCTGTGTTTGCGTCCCCACGGATCGCGGTGGGTGTTTCGACCACGCGCACAGTCCAGGCTAGCGAACGAGTGTGCTGCCGCCCTTGGCAGCGAGTTAATGCATTAGTTGCGCCCGAGGCGACTGGATGACGTATGAAGTGTTCCTCGTGAGACTGAGAAGTCATCCTTTAATTTTCCCTTTTGTCTTGTGACAGACGCAAGACTCTCTTCGGCTATTCTCGATACGTCGCTTTGCTTATGGCTCGCCGTCGCAACAAGCTTGTCGTGCTTGAGAAGATTCCTTCACGCCGCAGCATCAAGAGCCGGGCTGGCCCTCGACCTGTGCGCGTGCCACTTCCGAACTTTAAGAAGAAGAACACACAAGCGAACGGCAAACCGGTGGTACCCAGAGGACCGAAACGCACACCTCCAGCATTCGGCAACACGAAGAGGACCAGAAACTTCAGGCTTGCTTTCAACGCGCTTTCTAACGCTCACATACCTCTACCGAGGCAGACGGGTCCTTACTCCGTCTTCTCAATGTCAAAGGTGATTACAACTACTGATGTGGTTGGCATCTTTGGCTTCTTTAAGGTGAGGCAATCTGGAGCGGGCGCGGCTATCGCAGGTGATGCCCCATCGATCACAAATGTTTGTGCGGTCACGTCGGTCGCCAGCGGCACTGCCGTTGGTGCCGCATCCAACGCGAGGAGTTGGGGCGTTGACTTTTCTGGCCTGGGAGTCGCTACAACAATCTCACCGTATGCTTACACGGTGCAGATAAACTGCGGCACAGCGATTGGAAGTGCTACCGGCCTAGTCAGCTTCGTTCAGAACATGAGCGAGTTGCAACTTGGCGGTACGGCACGTACTTGGGACACGTTTGCTCAACAAATGCAGTCTGGCGCCCGCATGAGGACTTGTTCCGCAGGCGAGATTGCATGGAGAGGCAAGATGTCACATGGTGTGCCAATCGACCCCTCAGACATGGAGGCATTCTACGGTCACATCCACCACTCTGACAGCACCTTCACATGGAACGAGGGTGGGGATGGCAACTGGACGAACCACATATGCCCTATGGCCACCAGTCAGTTGGTTGTTTACAACCCATCTGGGGCCACTCTCACCTACACCATCACTTTGCAGTATCGCCTTCGGTACGACATCTCAGATCCTTCCTATTCCACTCACACCACACATGCTGCTTCAACAGATGGTGAGTGGGCCGCTGGAGTGGCGGGGCTCATTGCTTGGGCCAGGAGGACAGGTGGTGTCGAACAGGCAGTGGTGGCAGGTGCAGAAGACGTTGCGGAGGGCGCCATCTTCGCGGTCTAAGAGATAGACGCAGATCGAGCGCACAAGATACGAGACCATCGGCGTCCTAACAGGCGCTTGCGGGTGGGTGGAGTGTCAGCACACGGTACAGATGCCGTGGATGGTAGTGTCCCGTAGTGACACCTCCGAGAAGGAGCGCCTTGAGCCAGCGGAAGATGGCTCCCCTTAGATGACCACGGACTACGGAAACGTGTGTCATCGACACCAAGGCGCGCCTGCCGCAAGGCGGGACGTCTATACGTGTG